GCCGGCAGCCTCGAACTCAAGACCAACGGCATCGCCATGAACGGCCGAAAGATGCCGGGCGAGACGCTGATCTTCACCGATGTAGACGTGCATAGTATGCAGTTCATTGGCACGCCCTTCGTCTATGGCATCAATCGCATCGGCACCAACTGCGGCTTGATCGGCCGCAAAGCGCATGCCGCCACACAGAACTTCTGCGTTTGGATGGGCAACCTGAGCTTCTTCATCTACGACGGCGTGGTGCGCCCGCTGCCGTGCGATGTGCAAGAGTACGTCTTCGACAACATCAACCGACTGCAAGCCTCGAAGATCGTGGCTGGTGTCAATTCGGAGTTCGGCGAGGTTTGGTGGTTCTATCCCTCCGCCAACAGCCTCGAAAACGACAGCTACGTTGTTTGGAACTACAAAGAGAACTGGTGGAGCATCGGCCAGCTCGTGCGCACCGCATGGGCGGATCGTGAAGTGTGGCCGTATCCGATTGCCGCCAGCGCCGACAGCAATCTCTATCAGCACGAGCAGGGCTGGACGGCTTCTGGCCAAACGCGCGTCGGCACCGTCTTCGCCGAGAGCGGCCCGTTCGACTTCCAAAACGGCGAGCGCGTGCTCGAAGCGAAGCAGCTCATCCCCGATACGAACAACGGCGGAGATGCGAGTGTCAACTTCACCTTTAAGACTCGATACACGCCAACCGGCACCGAGGCGGTAGCCGGACCCTATTCCTTCACGCGAGCGGATGGCTACGTCGATGTGCGCTTCAATGGCCGGCAGGCCAAGCTCCGCATTGACGCGGCCACAGACGGTCTTTTCCAGATTGGCACGCTTCGCATCGATACGGGCGTTGGAGGCAGACGATGAAACTTCCTGTTACACCCTCGAAATACCAGCCGTTCACCGAAAGCACGCGTAACCGCATCTTGGAGCAGGCGGACGCTGAGAACCACAAGCGCGACCGCGATATCAACGTCGGCAAGGGCCGAGTGATCCTCACCGCGTCGGATGGCTCGCGTTGGGCACTTGTCGTCGCGCCGGGCGGCGCTCTCTCCACGGTGGCCGCATGATCTACAATATACCCGCCCAGCTTCCTCCGCTTGAGGGCACTGTGGACGATGACCGGCTGAGCTACCGATACGTTCCGGTGCCGGAGTTACGCAGTGTGTGGCCTGAGCTACAATATGGGCTGGAAATGGTTCGCGCGAGTAACGGCGAGCCGTGGATTGCGGAGGATGTGTACGCGGCGCTGCTGCATGGGCGCGCATCGCTCTACATCTTCAGGGATGTGGACGGCAACCTCGAAGGCTTCGGCATTTTCGAGGTTATCCATTTTCCCTCCGAATTTAAACCTCGCCTCAATGTGTGGATTGGCTGGTCGAAACACCCTGCGCAAGGGTGGATCGGGCAAGAGCTGGCACGAAAGATTGCTCGCGCTGCCGGACTCAACAGCATCGTGTTCGCCACTACCCAAGAGAACGGTTGGGTGAAGAAGTTTAGGAAGCTCCACACTTGGTACGAGATTGAGGTTTAACTATGGGCGGTGGCGGCGGTCCCTCCAACACGACTACGACCAGTCAACTTGACCCATCCATGCGCGCATGGTTGGGGCAGAACTATGCTGCTGCGCAGAAGGTAAATCAGCAAACCTACACCCCATACAACGGGCAGATGGTCGCGCCGCTGAACAGCTACGAAGCCGCCGGCATAAATCAGGGTGTGGGCGCGGCGCAGAGCGGTATCGGCCTGGGCGCGATTAATCAGGGCATCAACAACGCCACCGCCGCAGGCACCTATCAGCCGCAGCAAGTCAGTACCGGCACGTGGAATCCGAGCACTGCCGCGTCGTACATGAATCCGTACACGCAGCAAGTCATCAACACGACCAATCAGCAGATTAAGGACAATCTGGCACAGACGAACAACACCACGAATGCGCAGGCTACTGCTGCCGGCGCCTTTGGCGGTACGCGGCAAGCGGTCGCAAATGCGCAGAACAACTACTACGCCAATCAGGTTATGGCGCAGACGGATGCGCAGCTCAACGACCAAGCGTACAACAACGCCGAGTCTCAATTTAACACTGATCAAGCTCGCAGTCTCGCCGGGCAGCAGTCGAATCAGCAAGCCGGCTTGAATGCAGCGAACTTGGGCTTGGGCTCCGCCGACATCCTCAATCAGCTCGGTGTAGGCCAGCAAGCGGTTGGGCTTGGCAACGCCAATGCAATAATGCAATACGGCGGCGTGCTGCAAAATCAGCAGCAGAACGAAAACCAATGGAACTACACGAATAACTACCTCAATCCGCAGCAGTGGCCGATTCGCGGCCTCAATGCGCTGGAGTCGGCGGTGTCGGGTATTCCGTACGGCAACACGTCCACGACTTCGCAGCAAAACTACTCCAACCCGATGAGCGGCGCGCTTGGCGGTGCGGCTACTGGCGCCATGATTGGTTCCGTAGTTCCGGGCATTGGCACTACGGTGGGCGCGATAGGCGGCGGCATTATGGGCCTGCTCGGCACGATGTGAGGATTGAACAATGGCACTGACTAACCTTGGCTTCGGCTCGATGTTTAACCTCAATCAGCCGTTTTCGCCGACACTCGCCCGCACGAACATGACACCGGGCATGATGCAGCTTTCGCCGCAGCCCACGCCGGGCGGCGGTGCTGCGCCGCTCTATCCTTCCACGGCAAACGGCATCGGTGGCGGGGCTGTTCCTCCGGGCGCGGCCGGCGCGCAGTCGCCGGGCAACATTCTGCAACAGCACCCGATGACGCAGTTCGCACAACCGGCGATGTTCGCCGCGCAGCCGATGGTGGGGCAGCCCGGCGGTGGAAATGCCGCGCCGGGCGGCTATCAAGCAACGTTGAACGGTCAAGTGCTGGGCCAACCGCCTCAAAGCGGCCAAATGGGCGGCATGTCCGCAATGATGCAAAACATGCGACCCGGCTTGCAGTTGCTGGGCTCGATGCACCAGCGGCCCGACACACAAGCTGCGCGGCAGGCGCAGACATTGCAGCAAGTTCAAGCCGCGCAGCAGCTCGCGCAACTCCTGAAGCAGTACAACGTGAATGGGCTGATGGGCAGTGGCGGAGGCCAGTGATATGGCAGATACCGATTTTTCGCTCTATGGGCTGCTGGGCAATTTGTTCGGTGGCAGCCAGAATGCAGCCTTGCAGCCCATTGTGGGGCAGGAGGGCCTCGATGCTGCTGGTCGCAATGGTCTCTTGAGCATGGGCGTGGGGCTGCTTGCTGCCGGTGGCCCGCATCCCTATCGCCACTCTGTAGGTCAGGATATCGCCGCAGGTATTCAGGCCGGCCAGCAGGGCTACAGCAATCAACTTGATAACGGGCTCAAGAGTGCCTTGACGGCGCAGCAGCTCCGTATGCAGATGCTCGGCTACCAGCGTCAGCAGGCGTTGATGCAGGTGCTGTTGAACAAGTTCGGTGGCGGGCAGGCATCCGCGCCGCAGATCACTCCGCCGGTTGGAGGCGTTCCGCCGCAGGGCTCCGCAATGGGCGGCGCCGCGACGGCGCCTCCGGGCGGTGCGCCCGCTGGCGCTACAAGCACGGTAGGCATGGGCGCTCCCGGCGGTGCCGGTGGTCTTCCACAGCCTCCTGCGCCTGCTGCGGCGGCGGCTGCAAGCGCTGCCACGTCGAAGTTCAGCCCGGATGATGCGTCGCTGTTTTCCGCGCTCGACCCTGAGCACGCGCAGGCATACAAAAACATCTACGATATCCAAAACCCTGAGCTGCTTACGCTGCCGGATGGCACGGTGGTGAATCCGCGCGACGTGGGACTGCTTGGCACGAACCACGCAGCTCTGCCGCCGGGCATGGTGCGTGGCGCGAATGGTGTTGTTTCTCTTGCGCCCGGCTTCGCCGGATCGCAGTACGCGCTCGATACGAACAAAGCACTCGCCGAGCACAGCCAGGAACTTGTGAACGTGACCATTCCCGGTAAGGGCACGTTCCCGGTTCCGCGCTCGATGCTGAGCCCCACGCTGACGGTTGGCCCGAATGGGCAGCCGCAGCTCCAGCTTGGCGCAGGTGGCGGCTTCGGCAATGTCATGACTACCGAAGACCCGGCATCGCTCGCTGAGCGTACTGCCGACGTGAACAGCTTTGAGGCTGCGAAGAAAGATGCGATGACAAAATCGCAGGCAGCCACGGATTCGCTCGCGCAGCTCAACAACCTCGACCAGCTCATCCACACCGTGAAGCCGCAATACGGCAGCTCGGCCGCGTATGAGGT